TCACTGAATAGTCTTCCGAAAGCTACGATACTCTTTCGGATAATCCCGTGGTAGTAAATACTTCCATTAAGCACGGTTTATTTCTCCAAATGGGTTGCTCTCGTCGAAGTTAATAACAGTAGTTGATTCTTCTTTGAACTTGTTGTTGTCGCCGAATGAAGAAGGTTTGTCGATATCGACATCTAGAACTGCTGTTGCAATTGCGCCATCACCACCGCCACCTACAAACGAAATTGCTGGTGGTGTCTTATAACCTGTGCCACCGTTATTGACTTCAACTGAAACGATCTGTCCGTTTTCTATTGTAGCAGTAGCGTTAGCGCCGTAACCAGAACCAGAAAGGATAACTACTTCTGGAGCAGATGTATAACCAGATCCATGGCTGTCAACCGTAATACCTTTTAGATATCCGAAATTAGAACGAGTAGTATTTGTATTGAATGTCTTCAATGATTCGAAAGCATCGACAGCAGCGATACCTGTATCAATATTCTCGGAAGCGTATTGGAACAGTTCAATCTGTAGCTTGTAAACGTATAGCTTACCTAGCTGATAGAACGGGTCTTGGTGTTGGACGAACTTGATTTCAAACAAACCCTTAGATAGTGGAAAGTAAATCAGATCGCCTTCGTTTGGTCTGTTCGGTAGAGTAGTTGCGCCGTAACGACCAACCATCTGTTCCCAACGACGACGAGCAACAACCAACGTAGCTGATTGTTCCATCATTAGACCGAACTTCTGAATGAATGCACCCTGTCCACCGAAAGAGTCTACGTTCTCAAAGTACATCTCGATCGGGAATGAAGACTTAAACTGGCTTAGACGATCTTCGCCAAGAATCTCGTCTTTAGAAACTAATGTTCTTGGAATGTACATGACCTCCTGACCATAGATTCTTAGCGATTCAATGATCAGGTCTTCCATAAGGTACTGCTCGTTTCGAGTACCCTGACTGAAGTAAACATTAGTTGTTGACATCTTAGCCCATCATAAAGTTTAGTGGAGCAGACTTAGTAGACAAGTCATCTCTTAGTGTAGAGATTTCGGTCATCGCTTCTTGATACATTGTATCGCCATCCAGAGTGACACCACCTGGAAGTTGGATACCTTTGAACTTCTTAATGTTGATAGCCCACTGACGCTTGAATAGAGCGATAGTGTATTCTTTCAACCAAGTCTCGTTCCAAACCTTACCCCAAGTAGTTGGGTCTAGTGCACGATACGCTTTAACTAGAACGTAGTCGCCTAGAATGACGTTTTGTCTCCAGTTGACATCTAGGTATAGACGGTTCTGCATACGGTTGTAGCGGAATGAATCCTTGCCGTTAAGAGTCCAGTCTAGAAGGTCTAGGTGGTTCATAACAGTTTGATAGTAGATGATAGACGTAGAAGTCAAATCATACAAGTCGTTCAAACGTAGCTGGTATTGTAGGTCAAAGATGTTCTTAGAAGAAGATGCCTGACCGATAGAAAGAACGTCAGTCACACCCCAAACATAGTCAGGGATATCGATGTACTTTAGATCGTACTCGCGCAGAGTTACTGCGTTTGTATCTAGCGTAGCCATAACTGGTGTGCTAGTTTTAGAGATACCAGTAATAGTCTCACCATCAACGAATGTTCCAACAACATCTCTAATTAGAAGGTTATTGCCAGAAGATAGGTTGTCTTGGTGTACGTATGTTGTAGATGCTTCTTCACCCGCAACTGTAGCCTTAGCTCCAGAAGTTGCGCCAGTAACAACAGTAGCAATACCGAAGTCTGTCGCATTGTTAGTTGTTAGTGTTAAGCTAGAAGCGCGGATGCGCTGCTTTAGATACATCTCTTCAATACCATCATAGTGGTACTGACGCCAATAATCTAGAGCCTCGTCTAGACGATCTTCTAGTTGATCGTCATCGACGTTAATTTCTAAAACAGGAGCGCCAAGTGCTCTTAGCGCATACTGTTTTAACTGTTCTCTTGAGCTAATCGCCACATTACTCTCCTAGCTTAGATTTTAGTGTATCGACTTCGTTCTTCAACTCTTGGACAGCCTTAATTAGAACAGAAACCATTTGTGAGTAGTTGACAGACTTAGTACCTTCTTCATCGGCAGAAGTGAAGACGAACTCTGGGATAACGTTCTCAACTTCTTGAGCGATCAAACCAACGTCGTGTTTTCCATCAGCTTTCTTATCGTACTCTACAGAACGTAGTTTCATAACGTCTGCTAATCCATATTTAGAGTCAACGATATTTTCTTTAGCACGAACGTCAGAAACTTGCTGGAATGCGTTAGCCAAGACACCAGCGCTGTTATATGTTTGTACCCAGCCAGTTTGTGTAGCGTATAGACCAACAGAATATGTAGCGCTATACCAACCTGCCTGACCATTACTTCTGAACCAACCGTCAGTACCGTTAGTATAAGCATCTGCGCCTTGTAGGTACTTAGAGTAGTAAGTAGATGGGCTGTAACCAAGAGCAGTAGTAACGTCGCCAGATGTCAATGTAACAGCGTTCGCGCGACCGTTGAACGTGGTAACCATCGCGTTACCAAGATATGACCACTGAACGTCAGTACCGTTTGTAGTTAGAACGTATCCGTTCTGACCAGCAGACTGAGAAGGTAGTAGGTTAGTACGAGCACCCTGTGCAGTTGTTGCACCAGTACCACCAGAACTAATACCTAGTGCGCTTGATAATGTTAGAGAAGATAGAGTTGTCGCACCAGCAGACAGAGTGCTGGATAGAGTAACTGCACCAGAAACACCTAGAGTAGAACCGAATGTAGATGCACCTGTATAGCTAGAAGTGCCAGTAACGGATAATGTGCCACCAACATTTGTATTACCACCAATACCAACACCACCAGTTACCACCAATGCACCAGTAGAAGTGTTAGAAGACGCAGTGTTGTTAGTGATAGATGTAGCACCAGTGACACCTAGTGTTCCACCAACAGTAGTATTAGAAGAAACTGCTAGAGTGCTGCTTAGAGTAGTCGCACCAGTTACGCCTAGTGTAGAACTTAAAGTAGTCGCACCAGTGACACCTACTGTTCCAGCGAAAGTAGCATTACCCGTATGGCTAGAAGTTCCTGTTACGTTTAGGTTACCTGTAGCGTATAGAGTACCTAGACGCAATGTATCGTATGTTACAGTAGTAAAATCAATAACAGTTGTAGGTTCAGCAGTAACACCAGAGAATAGACGCCATTCATTATTCGCTGCAGAACGAACGAAACCAGTGTGTTGATATGTTCCTGGGTTAATGTGACCAACGATACCAATATCTGAAGTATTACCGCTGTTACCAGTAGCCATATAGATCAATGGATCACTGATAGAAAGGTTAGTTGTGCTGATCTGTGTAGCAGTACCAGAGATGTTAAGGTTACCAGCAATATTTAAATCACCGCCGACATAAGCTGTTCCACCAATACCAACACCACCAGTTACCACCAATGCACCAGAAGATGAATTAGTAGATGCAGTAGCATTAGAGATTGTAGTAACACCAGAAATACCAACTGTAGAACCGAATGTAGATGCACCAGTTACACCCAATGTACCAGAGAAAGTAGAGTTACCAGTATGGCTAGAAGTACCAGTTACCGCTAATGTGCCTGCAATAGCTACGTTGTTGTTAACAGTTGTAGTACCAGAAGAAGCACCGATACTCAAAGTAGTCGCAGCACCAGCAAAGTTAACTGTAGTAGCTACAGAGTTCCATAGGTTCTGTGTAGTATTAGAACCGACGACAGTTCCTGGGCGGATTGTAGCAGTAGCAGAAGTAGCGTTACCGAGTGTAAGTGTAGTTGCAGCACCGAATGCATTAACAGTTGTAGCTACAGTATCAAAAACTGACTGTGTAGTATTAGAACCGACAACAGTTCCTGGACGAACAGTTAATGTAGCAGAAGTAGCGTTACCTAAGTTAATCGCAGTTGCTGCACCGCCGATGTTTAGAGTAGTTGCTACTGTATTGTATAGGTTTTGAGTAGTTTGAGTACCGACAACAGTTGGGTTACCGATAGTCAAAGTGCCGCTGTTTGCACCCATATTCAGAGTGGAAACATCGCCGAAGATGTTAGCAGTTGTAGCAGTAGTATTGAATACTGTTACGTTAGTCTGGTTGGTTAGGATGTCACCGCCGTTGACAGAGATGTCACCGAAGATAGAGAATGTACCATCACAGACGATATTCTTAGCAACGCCGATACCGCCAGCGAAGATAACAGCACCATTGCTAGAAAGAGTTGAATCAGTGGTATTCGGGAATGTGGTAATACCAGTGAAAGTAGAAGTTCCACCAACTGTTAGGTTATTTGTTACAGCGACTGTAGTGTTTCTTAGAGTCGCTGTACCAGAAGTAGCACCTAGAGTTAGAGCAGTAGCAGCACCGAAAGCATTAACAGTAGTAGCTACAGTATTGAATACGTTCTGAGTAGCGTTAGAACCAACAACGGTAGCATTTCCTAAAGTTGTGATACCGATACCAGAAGAAGCGCCCAAGTTTATAGTGGAAGCAGAACCACCAACAGTAATCGTTGAACCACTATCAAGAACAGAGTTGATAGTTAGAACAGGAATATTATTGATTTTGTATGACTTGCCGCTAACTAGGTTGAAATATTCGGAAGAAGTCCAGTTAGTATTTGCACTATCCCAGTTAATAGTCTTATCTGTTGTGCCCTTTAGAGTAATACCACCACCGTCTGCAGTTGCATCAGTTGGAGTAGCAACCTTACCCATTTCAATGTTCTTATCTGCAACAACCAATGTTGTTGAGTTAATAGTCTCAGTTAGACCGTTAACAGTTAGGTTACCAGTAACAACAACGTTATTATTAAGAGTGGTAGTACCAGATGTAGAACCGATTGAAAGAGCAGTTGCAGCACCGAATGCATTAACAGTCGTTGCATCAGTATTGAATACGTTTGCAGTAGTAGATGCAGTGATAATGTTACCAGTATCTACCGTAATGCTACCATTCAGGACTACGCTTTGTGCAGCAAAGTTACCGCTAGCATCTCGAGCAACAATGGTGCTATATGCATTATTCGGTGTAGAGTTTAGAGATAGTAGAGGGTTACCAGAAACACCATCACCGTTTGTTACAGAGATACCCTGTCCAGAAACAGTGATTGCTCTGCCAGTGTAAGTGCCCTTAGCAGTGCGAGTTAGTAAACCAGATACAGTGTTTTGAGCAACACCGCGAAGTTCTACGCTACCCCATAGTTCGTATGTGATTGAGTCAACACCGATAGTAGTTGGAGCATCAGAAGTTTGACGCCACACAGTTTGCGCATTCGATGTACCAGAAGCAACATAGATCAACTGATGTTTGTTCAGGTTATAGATCTTATCACTATCAAACGCTCTAGACCATGCAGTCATAGAAACGTTGTAGATACCGTTCGCGTACTGAGAAGATTGTCCAATTACAAGGACACGGTCACCAACAGAAAGAGAGACACCATCAATGGTTTGTGTGCCATACAGAGTTAAGTTAGAAGTGGCTACAACCTTAACTGGGGTTCCCTTGTAAACAGAGTTACCCATAACCAATTCCATACCAGCTGGCGAAGAACCGTCGTGGATTCTAAGAACCATATTTGTGGTATCAAATGTTGGTTCTGCAATCGCACCAGTAAAGCTCTGGTGTTGGGTATATGTACCTCTTCTTAATTGAATTTGTGTTGGCATCGATATTCCTTAAGTCAATGATGATCCAAAATCTGCAGTTAAAAATATTCCGACGGGTGTCATATTGTCGTATGTGATAATAGGAACAATAGAAACACCGAAGGCGTCGTATGCGGCGACAGCGTCAAGACCGCCATAATCGCCTTTAGGATACGAACCTGAAGATGTCGCACCATCAGCGTATGCTTTAGTAACAGCATCGGTTGTTGTTACGGGTGCACCAAGCCCTGTGATTGTGTTGCCGTTCATCGATAACGGCACATTGAATGTTATCTGACCACCACCAAACGAGGCGATAGTCGTACCGCCTACTTTAAGGTTTAGAATGGGGTTGTTGTTAGCGTCCTTGTCGAACGTAACGGAACTGTTTGTTGCTGGTTGTGAAAAACCGCGAGAAGCGAATGCCTCGATTTCAGCATTCGTATTTTTGAAGTATAGATATCCGTCAGCGAAGTTGAGTGCCAGTTCGCCGTATTCTAAGTCAGTTACAAGCGGTTTCTTGCTAGTAACGGATGACTTCTTAAGAATAATTTTGTTTGTCATATCTATATTCTAAAAAGAATAGTAAGTGTAGTAAGAACTACTGGGTGGGTAAGAATACCCACCCTTCACATTTATTTAGTTCAATACTTAGTAAGTACCGCCATCGATTGTGAAACCATCGATAGTAGAAGTACCAGCACCAGCACCTGTCAAGTTAGCAGATAGAGTTACGTTACCAGTAACCCCTAGAGTGCTGCTTAGAGTAGTTGCACCAGATACTGCTAGAGTAGAAGTAAATGTTGCTGCACCGTTTGCGGCTAGAGTAGTGAACGCACCAGTAGAGCGAGTTGTCGCACCAATTGGTGTGTTATTAATTGTACCACCATTGATAGTTAGGGCATCATCGATGTAAGTATCGGCGATAACAGAACCATTCCAAGTACCAGTAGTGATAGTACCTAGTGTAGTGATAGATGTTTGACCAGCGTATGTAGAAGCGATATCAACGCTATCTGCATTAACTGTGATACGGTTAGCAGTACCGACGATATCAAGAACACCAGAAGCGTAAGTCAAACCAGCGCCAGCTAGAGAAGACTTCAACTGTAGGTTGTCGCTGACGATTTCAATACCACCAGAACCTGCAACGTTGACTTCTAGAGTGTAACCGTTCTTAGATAGACCGTTACCAGCGATTAGAGTGCCAGATGTTGAGAATAGTGTGAAAGAAAGTGCGCTAGTACCAAGAACGATCGGATCATTAGTTGTTAGAACGAAACCACAATCGCTATTGACAGAACCTTCTTCGATGAAACAGAACATACCAGAAGTGACTTCACCACCTGGATTGTTATCTGCATCAGCAGAACGAGCCCATGCACCTGCCGCAACAACGTAGATACCGTTTTGAGAAGCAGTAGTTTGATCTTTAACAAGGACACGGTCACCAGCTGCTAGAGAAACACCATCAATTACCTGTGTACCAGATAGAGTGATGTTACCAGTAGTTGCAACACGGGCAGAACCCTTAATGTCTAGACCAGAGCGAGCAGCGTCAACATAGTACTTTGTTGCTGCGTCAGAGTCAGCAGTTGGCTCAGCAAGATTAGTAATCTTGTGAGCGTTCATATCGATAACGTTACCGAATGTCGCTACACCAGTTACACCTAGTGTACCACCAACGCTAGCATTACCTGTTACGGCTAGAGTAGAACTTAGAGTAGTAGCACCAGTTACGCTTAGAGTACCAGCAGATACGACGTTACCAGTAGCAGCAGAAACAGTGAACTTATTAGTGTTGACTGTTAGGTCGTTGGTTACGGCTAATGTTCCAGCTAGGGTAGTGTTACCTGTAACACCAAGAGTTCCACTTAGAGAAGTGTTACCAGAAACACCCAATGTTCCAGCGATAGTTGTGTTACCAGAAGTAGCAGCAACAGTGAACTTGTTAGTGTTTACAGCGAAATCACCAGCAACACCTAGAGTGCTGCTTAGAGTAGTCGCGCCAGTTACGCCAAGAGTACCACCAACAGTAGCATTACCTGTTACACCTAGAGAGGCTAGACCAGTTAGGCTAGAAGTTGTAGAACCAAGAGTTAGTGTAGAAGAGCCAAGAGTAATTGTCTTAGCAGAAACAGCACCTGCAGTAACTGTGAAGTTATTGGTGTCGAAAGAAGCAACACCTTTAGTTGTAGTAGTTGCGTCCTTAGCAGAGATAGTAACAGTGTTGTCGGTGATCGTAGTATCGATCGGATCAGTACCAACAAAAGTTAGAGTGTCTGTTAGAAGGCTAACTGTATCTGTACCAGTATCACCAGCGATAGAAAGGTTAGTAGCGACTGATACAGAACCAGCTGCAGTCAAACGACCTTTAGTATCAACAGTGAATGTTGGGATAGATGTAGCAGAACCGTAAGAGCCTGCAGTTACACCAGTAGTCTTAAGAACGATGCTAGTAGTGCCAGCTGTATCATCGTATGTAGCATCAAGTTCTGCGCTATCAACGATCTGACCGCCAGTTACGTCTTGGATGTACTCTGCAAGGCTGGTAACTGCATCAGTATAAATGTTAGAAATAACAGTCTTACCAGTACCGTTTGGAGTGATACTGATATCACCGTTGGTGTTGGTAGAAGAAAGAGTGCTACCTGTTAATTGTAGGTTACCAACCAACCACTTGTCGATTGTACCTGTTGCAGAAAGTACTGGGACAGACTTAGCCGAAGTGTTAAGTGTACCGCCAGCGCCACCAGCATCTACTAGACCAGTGTAGTATTTACCACCGATAATTACGTGATTAACCGCATTACCTGAGGTTTCGGTACCCATACCGATGTATAGGCGGTCACCACCGTTCGCGCCGTTATCTGCTAGTGCTGAATACGCTAACTCACCAGCACCAAGCGTACTTGGGTTGCCTGATGTGCTAGAACGTTTAATTCTAATGATTGAAGCCATCTATGTTCTCCGTTAAAATTCGCCGCCTTCCATATCCTGCGCGTCTAGCGTAGTTGTGGAAGTCCATCTATTTGTTATTGTTCTATAAACTAAAATCGACCCATCTACCTTACCGTTGGTGGTAACATCAACGTCAGCGATGCTGCTCATTGATTCTACTACTGCTGGGTTTGACACATCAGATGAAGCAAGTGTAAGAACACCTTCAGAGACAGCGACCTGAAGAGCTTCGTCAGTTTGTACAATAGCGATTGTATCGGACATATTAAATCTGGGTAATCTGTGGATTTACTGTTACGATTCCCTCGACCACTCTGGTCTTTGTTCCAGAAGGGGAGGTAATTTCAACATCATACAGCCATCTTCCTGCTGGAACCGCTGCAGACTGTTCTGGGGATAATTGTAGGCGCACCTTACCTGCTCCTGCATCGTAGATAGAGGCAGTGAAAGTGAAGGATTGGCTAGACTGATAGGACTTTCTCATCTGAGAAGCCACAGAATAACCAGTTAGGTTTAGTGCCTGACCGTTGGTTGCAGCAACCGAAATGATGTTGCTATATGATGCACCAGCGTCGACGAAAAGGTTGCTGACTGTCGCCATCCAAAATCCCCAAATTATTCTTATACTTCTTATTTATAAGCAGGGGAATCTTCTAAATATGGACGTATAAATACATTAGCTGTATAGCGAATTTAACTTTATGGAGATATTATGGAAAACATCCAACCACCACAGAATGGCACAGTAACTGTGGCAGAACAAGCAGAAAACCTACCTTCGCCACTAATTGGAGACGCGAAGCCAGAAGAATATAACTTTGACTACTCTCCAGTCGAAGAAACGTTTAATCGTCACCTATTCCCAACACTATTTGCGAGCTATAAGTTCACTGACTGGGAAAAGATCGCGCAACCATTGATCGACCTATCTAACGGTTGGGATGGTCCAAATGCGGGTGGCGATATTATGGAACTAGACCATCCAGCAGTTAACCGTCTAAAAGAAATCATCTACGAAATCTGTGAAAACGTCCAGCTTTCTAAGGATGATAACGGTCGTACTCCAGTTATTGTTGGCTCCAACGTTATTTTCCAACAGAAGGGTGAACACATCCCTCTACATAACTACGAGTTTTCTACTCTAGTTTTCACTTTCGTTGCTAACGTTGGTCAAACTCCACCGATGACTTACTTCGCAGACCCACGCGGTGGTGTCCAAGCGATCCGTAAGATGGCTGCACAGAACCTAGTTGGTACTAGCTTCGGTATCAGCAGCCGTGTTGGTGAAATCTATGTTTCTCCAGGCTACGCTCAACGTTATGTTGAGACTAACCTAGAATCAGAAACCCATGTGCTCGTTAACGTTCGTGTAAACTTTTTGATGATCACTTAAAATATGCTTGTTAACGTAGTGGACTGAATAGTCCTCTAGTAAAAATAACCAAGACGCAAGGGGGTTTCCTAAAGAGGAGACCCCCTTTGGTTTATTCCAAGCGTAATAACTATCTCCACTATACTCTTCGATCAACTCTCTCATAACCCAACGGTGAGTTAGAGGTTTACCGACATCTTTCGTGAATGGCTCTTTAGTTGTGATAACATAGCGCTGAAAGTCGTCAGTGTTATAGAAGTGATATTGGTTATCTTGCTGGTTCGTCGCGATTCGACTAGAATACTCTGCTGTATACCAATCATAGTTGAAGATCAACCACCAACGGAGATCTCGGAGAGTCTCAATCTTTTTAGGGCTAGCTTTAATAGATGGAAGCAAGAACTCGTGTAGTTCATCATCGATACACTTAGTGTAGTCGATCAACGGATCATCGTTATTGAATTGGTGATGGAAGAAGGATACAGAGGTTTTAATCTTACCAGTGATAAAGTCGTCCACTGGACCAAATAGTTGGTTACCGTAGTATCCAGTGACGAAGATGCTGTTTGGATCTCCATCGTCGAAGTCTCTTGTAGAAGAAACTTTGAAATTATACTTAACGCCAGAATTCTTAATCTTGGTGTCGAATAGATTACCAGATTCTAGAATAGAACTGTATGTTCCATATACAGTAATCTGACTCGGGTCATTGACGTGTTTTAGTAGTGCAAAGAGTGCGAGTGTGCTATCGATACCACCACTCCAAACTACGCTGATCGGTTTATCTAAAGCAACCAATTCTTTACAACGATCATCAACACACTCCCTGAAAGACTTATTAAACCCAGCATCAATCTTTGGGATCTGCAATAGTCCAGGTTTGATATTCAGGAAGTGGGGAGTTTGTCCTGTTCTGTCATAGACAGCGTTCAGGTTCATCTTATGTTTCTCAAAGAAGTTATACAACTCCTTATGGTTTGGAGCCAAATATTCTTCGATTGGTTCTATCTTGTTATTGATTAGGTCTAAAGAACGGATCAAACCAATGTTGTAGTATAGCAGTTGCTTCATAATATCCTCAAAATGAAAAAGGGAGCCGTAGCTCCCTTTTATTTATCACTCAACTAATTAGTGTAGTTGAATCTTCTGGACTAGACCAGGAGTGAAGTAGTCTGCAAACTTTTCGTAAACAGAAGCAGTAACTTCTTTGAACTTCTTCTGTTCTGTGTCGCTCATACGAACAACTTCAACACCCTTCTCTGCACATTCTGCTAGAATGTTTGGAATGTCAGCAACAGATTCGCGACGCTCTGCGCGAGCAGCATTGAACGCTGCAGTAGCCATGATCTCACGAGTTTCTTCGTCGAACTGAGCCATGAAGTCTTTATTGACGATGATAGAAGTCAAGAACAAGCTGTGAGCAGTATCGTTAACAACCTTGAAAGACTTGTACTGGTCAAGAGGGAAGATACGAACGTAAGTAGATTCGCCAGCAGAGATAACACCCTTGTCTGCGTACTCGTTCATTTCTTCTAGAGCGATGTGCTCTTTTGGCTCTGCGCCTAGTAGTTTGAATGTTTCAACAGCGACTGGAGAGCGAGATGTACGAACAGTCTGCCCCTTCCAAGAATCGACAGTGTCAGCACGGAAGTTCGCTGGAACAACACGGTAACCACCAGAGTAAGTGAAAGACATAGCAGTGATATTGCTATTCTTAGAAACACCTGCTAGTAGTTCAGTACCAACTTCACCTTCCAAAACTGCGTCAGCGTGAGCGTGGTCGCGGAATAGGAAAGGTAGGTCTAGAGCGTGTAGATCTTTATTGTAGTCTGCAAGCCAAGTAGTGTAGATGTGGCTCATTTCGATCGCGCCAGTGTCGATCAATTGCATCAAGTCATTCTTGCTGACTTTCTTGCCAGCGTTATACTTGTTAGTGTAATCAGTCAAAGAAAGAACTTCGATGTCAAACTTGCCACCAGTTTTTTCGTTAACTTCTTTAGCGAAACGCTCGGCGACTTTTAGAAATAGACCGATTGGTTCGTGGGCGATGACCCATTTTACGTGTTTCTTTTCCATTTAGGATTCTCCTTATTTTCTTAAATACTTAAGATGTTCTGCACACTTAAGATCTAAACTCCACACCTCACCAGACTCTGTTACGTCTACTACAATAATCGGAAGTTTTAACCTTATGATCCGTTCTTTATATTTATAAACAAACTCTTTTTGCTCCTGTGTTGCATTGAGCAAAAAATCTGGTATTTGGATGCTGACATTATTACTTTGGAACCCATTTTCCAGTGAGTTGTGCCAGAAAACATCAGCTAATGTTCTCTTATTTAGCTTCGAGTCGATTGAACCGTATCTAGGATAACGGTTCACATCCCAAATGTAACAGTTTAGGAAAGGTTCCATTATCGAGGCTCTACTGGAACCTGTACGATAGGAATGTTAATTGGCTTGCGCACTTTCCAAGACTTAACGCCAGTCTTCATATACTCGATATCGATAACTGGGATGGAGGTAACACCGTCGAAACGGATACGTTCACCTTTGATCTCAGTCAATACTAGACCGTCTGTCATCTTAAACAGAGAAGCGCTAAGCATAGCTAGGTTATACCAGAAAAGGTTCTCACACGCCTGTTCCCAATACTGATCCTCTAGGAACAAACACGCACCCTGACACAACTGAACGACTGGACAAGAAGGGCATTCCTTACGAGTAGACCAGTGGTAAGAGTTAGTTAAACGGATGTTGTCGAAATCCTCGATATTACCGATGTTATGTTTAGTTAGGGAAGACGTGTTCTGACAAGTGGTAACGTTACCCTTCATATCGATGGCAATGTTGTCTTCTCGATCCATACCACACTTCTGACCGACTGCTTCAGCAGGGCGTCCATAGACGATAGATTCAAAGAAAGACTTAACTTTCTGGTGAACCGTCCAGCTAAACTGATTCTTATTATCGATTGTTTCTTCGAACAATGAATGAAGAATTTCCTTCTTCTCATCAGTTGTTTGAAGAGAGTGATTCATACCAGAGTCGTCATATGGAAGCATTAACTCTTCTGTAGTGACTTGAAGTTCGCGCTGGTCAACACCTGGATTCTCGAATCCCTGATGTGCCTTGTTTAGCTTCTTCTGGATGAAATCTCTAACTGCAGGGATTGAAACGTTCTCACGAGTCAAAACGCAGTTGAATGTGAAGCGCATACTACCCATAGTCTTAAGGGCGTATACGATAGCATCTTTTGCAGTTGGTTCATCTAATGGGTCTGGACCACGATTTTGCGCATGGAGTGGACCATCGTGAGACATACCGATAGAAAAACCCATACGGTTGAACCAATCAACCTTATCCCTAGTCAATAGAGATCCGTTGGTAACCATCATAAACTGAGCGTTAGGGTAAACCTTCTTAACCTTCTCAGCTAGTGGCTTTAGAGTTTTCCAGTAAACGAGTGGCTCTCCACCCCAGAACTCTAAACGGAATCGGTCATATGAATCGAACGCGAAGTTCTCTTTCATCTTGCGTACCAATTCCTCAGCGTCATCTGGACCGCCGACTGGATCGTGTGGTTGGTGGGCTTGATTGCAGTAAGAACACGCGTAGTTACACTTAAGACCCATCGTGATCTTAAGTGTAACAGGTTTCTTTGATTTCTTGCCGTGTAAGGCTGGGTCGTGTGGGTTGGTAATGTTTGCAGGTTCCCACACCTTAGCGTTCATTTGATATTGGAGACCCTTACTGATAAGATCAAGCGAGGGTCTCTCGTGGTTATGTTCCCAATACATCTCAGATGTCATTGGGTCATAAACCATATTCAACGTCACATCATTAGCCCCTTGCAGGACTAGTGTAAATTTACTCATTAACAATCCTTATAATATAGAACAGATAATGTATTTAGGTTACTCGATCTCGACCCATAGTTCAGCCCAAGAAGTGAACTCACCAAGATTCAATTTCAACTTGAAGTATTCACCAGAAATTAGACCGATAGTATTGACAATGACGCCTTCCACGCCACCAAAACCTTGAGCCATCTTATCAGCTGGGTGGTTGTGGTTTGCGATGAACTCTTGAACATATACGTTAGGGTTCTGTGGATCATATTCGTTTGTTAGTCTAGTCTTAGAAGCGACACCGTTGACGCACTCTACATCGAATGTAACGAATGGTCTGCTATTGATGATGTTGTGGATTCTAGAACCGAACATAACACGAAGAATGTGTTGGTCAGAAGCTGGTAGTTTAACATAAAAACGGTTACCGCTCATCTGAGTAGATTGAGCGACTTGTAGTTCTGGGTTAATACCAGCAGTATTGACTGGTTGCTTCTGAGTTAGCTGTCTGAAGTTTTCTGCCTTAGCAGTTGGCTTAACTGTTGGATATGCAGAAGATACGATCTTACCATTAGCATCTAGGACTTCGAACGTCACCATAACTCTAACGTAAGTATTACACCAGAATTCATATTCTTTTGGTGTAACTGCAGTGACCTGTTGATTACCGACTTCTAGAACAGTGTCCATCAAGTCGAATTGATAGTCTTCAACAAAAAACTGAAGAGTAGATCCTTCGAACCCGAGAGACTTAAAGAAACTATCAATGACAAATAGTGGAGACAACGGAGTATTTGCGTTATAACGATACTCGTTCAAGTTATAGTAGATCTTTTCGTGAGAGTTGCTACCATCAACATATTGTTTAGAGACTTCATATACGTCGATAGGATCGCTGATGGTCTTGGTATCATCATTGTACTCGATAATCCACTTGTAGTTATCAGTCTTTTGAACGAAGTCTGCTTCTGTGAATTCACGAGTAGCAACAACCTTTAGATCACCAGTTGTGTGTGGATCTCTTAGGATAGTATCTGTGCCTTCTGGAAGAGATTCATCTAGATCTGGGTTTGGTGGAATGACTTCTTCTACTTTAACGCTGATAGTTTTAGTATCAGCGTTAAAACCCATAGTTACACGGTGACCTGTATCGTGCCCGTAGGTATCTTCAGTACCTTCGTTACCTTTAATTACAGTCTTAAATAATTTTAACATTTATAGGATCCTCAGGATTAGCAGTTACAGTTACATGCGCAGTTACAGTTACATGCGCAGTTACAGTTACAGTTAGTTCTATACCATTGGAAACCACCCATTGTGTTATCTTGGTTATCGTGACGGATACCGTCTGTAGAACCAGAAACTGCAGCACCGATAGAAGTGTTACGGAAGATGTTAATACGTCTATCAGTAGTTGCACCCCAACCTAAGTCGGCAGCATCACAGTTACCGCAGGCACAGTTACAGTTACCGTTACATGCGTTACATGCGCAGTTCCATCCGCAGTTAGCGTTTGGTTCGGTATAGCCTCTGTTACCTGCATCGTAGTAGTTCCAGAATAAGTTTACAACGTCTGTACCGTCAGAACGTCTAAAACCTGTTGCACCGTAATATGCCATGTTTAATTCTCCAGTTTAATTAGTCGAGCGTTTAGCTCTTCAATAGTCTTTTGTTGTTCCTTAATCGCTTCAACTAACAAACCGACCATGTTAGAGTAAGAAACGGTCTTATAACCAGTCTCAGTAGTTCCAACGACCTGCGGTAGAACAAGTTCAACTTCCTGAGCGATTAAACCGATTTCATCGTGTCCATCTCTGGTATATGAAACGCCTCTTAGACCATTAACGACGCCCACAGCATTATTTAGTGTTTGGACGTTTGCCTTTAATCTTGCATCAGAAGACTGAGTGAATGTATCAGCAACAACAGCTTTGAATGTGTTTGTTGTACCAGTCCAAGTGTTATTACCACTTAGAGATGGGACATCAGATCCTAGATCGATAGTTGGATTACCAGCAACTGCATCACCGTTAGTGATAACAACGCGAGTTGATGTTCCAACTAGAGAACGAATAACCGCAGTACCATCACCAGTTCTAGTGTATAAACCCTTATCGGTCGTTCCAGTAAGACCAGAGATAGCAGTTAGGTTAGCGTTATATGCTTGTACGTCTGTACCGATCGCTAGACCGAGTGTAGTTCTTGCGTTAGAAGCAGCTGCAGAAGCAGCCAAACCGCGCATATAAGAACTAACAGTATAAGTAGCAGCAGTGCCGTCACCAGTAAAATATGGTGCTGCATCTGCGGCAGATGTCACAGTAGCTAGAGCAGCTAGTTCCTTATCATAAGCCTGTACGTCTGTACCAATAACTAGACCTAGAGTCGAGCGAGCACCAGCAGCAGTAGTTGCGCCAGTACCACCAGAACCGATGGCTAGGGAAGTAGTTAGTGTGATAGAACCGCTAGTGATAGCGGCAACACCAGAGAACGTACCAGAAAATGTAGCTGCAGTAATATTGTTAGCTGCAAAGTTACCAGAACCGTCACGGCGAACGATAGTGTTAATCGTGTTTGCAGTGTCTTGATTGTAACCGTCTAACAGGTCAGCATCTAATCCAGAGCCAGAACCATCGACAGTGATAAGTTTAGCTAGAACGTCGGCTGCAGTGTAAGAAGCTGCAGTCAAACCAGTTTGGAGTGCAGTACTGATATTACTAAAGTTAGCATCAACTTCGGCATTCGTTAAAGGGCTACCTTTGGTAGCTCTTAACGTGATTGAAGGTGCTGAAATGTTTGCCATTTAGGATCCTTTTTTCAACCTTTATTAACGAGTTTTAGGAGAAGGGTCTTAATATCCTGCAACTCATTCTTTATATTATTTATCTCAGCCGTGTGTTGAGAAATTAGACTATCCTTTTCTTCGGCTAATCTAACCCTCTCCATGTACTCATCATATTCTGTTCGGTTCGTATTGATGATGGCTCCGCTAGATTTTTCTCTAACTAAGCCATCGTGTCCTTGAACTCTCAAATATTCCATTACGGGCAAGCGATAATTCTTAAATCTTTGATTAACGGAACAGCAGCGCTGTTTGTGGATTTCATAACAATCTTAACGACGATACTATCAAAAGCTGGCATGCCAGTTAGAGTATAGTTCGCGTCAGAGAACGCTGTGTTTCCTAGGTCTACCTTAACTAAAGTAGAATCTGGATTCAACAGAGTATATTTAGTGGTCGCCAATTGCTTGCTATCACCGCTGCAAACCTTGTAGTAGACTTGAACATCAGCCTCAGAAGGGATATTTGCAGCAAACTTAACACGTAGGTAAGTAGATGGGTTTGCAAACTTAACAGGTGTAGTCACGTACTTGCTGATTGTAGAACTACCTTCTGGAGCGATCTCGTCGAAGAACTGCTCGCGAACCGCTACAGTAGTACCAGTAACAGCAGCTTCGGCTGTACCAGTGAATGTAGAGTTTAGAGTAACAGTTGCTGTAGTACCATCATCTGTGAAACCAGTGACTAGGTAAGTACCGCTATTACCCGCTGTCGTAGAACCAGCGATTGTTACATAACGACCGATTCCGATACCAGCCATCGCTGCACGAACTGTAGCGTTGGTAGAGTAGAAACCAGTAGTAGAGAAGCTAAACGCACCAGTTGCGCCAGAGAACAATTGTTTCTGGTCTAGAGCCGCAATGTTAGTATTGGACTCAGTTGGAGAGTTTAGTTTGTTAGAAACTGCAACCAAACTTGTACGAGCAGTATCAATTACTGGAGATACAGAGTCGTTAGTTGTAGAAATCTGAGCAGAGAAAGTAACAGACTTGTTACCACCCATAGAGTTGTTTTCGTTAATCTCAGAAGCAATAACACGAGGAGACTGGAACACATTATTTTGCTTAATTAGGCAAGGTGTCCAAGTTGTATCGATGTTGTATGCAGTTTGAGAACCATCGATAGACTTACCAGAAGTAGTCTTAACAGAGAAGCTAGACTTAGTGTCTGAGAAAGACTGCATCTGAACAGATGGGTTCACTAGATCGAACGTAACGTTTCTAGTAGCGTAAACAGAAGATCCACCACCGTAACCGCTAGAAGTAGCGTTAGTTGTAGTAGTGAATGTGTAGCTATTAGCGTCCATTTCGACGATAACGTGTTCACCATTCAACTCATCAGCAGGAATACCATTAACTGCAGAAGCAATACCCTTGATGTTTACTCGAGAGTTCTTGTACATACCGTGAGCGTAGTGCCACACACGGACAGTGTTAGTTCCAGTAACAGTTTGAACTGGATCAACCTCGATGTTATCGTATGGTAGAACGTCGTTGACGAATTCGATGTTACCAACAACACTAGTATCGAACATAGCGCGGTAGATAGTGAACTTAATGTCTTGGTTCTGGTCTGGAGTCCAAGTAGAAGCGTTCTGAGACTTGAACATAACACCAGCGTAAGGCTGTTGAGAGATTGTTCGTCCAGAAGTTCCTGGAATTTCATCACCAACTTGAGAGATCCAAACTTTGTAGTTGTTAGAGTCAGACTGTAGGACGAAGCAATATTCAGAGTTATCCTGAACATAAACTGGAGTCTTAAAGTTGAAACGAGTTGGAGTATCGTAAGAAGGGTAGATTGAACCAGAACCATCAGTCATAGTGACTGAGTTTGTAGATAGGTTAACCTGAGTTGGGTCTAGAGATACACGGCTGAATGGAAGAACGTTCTTACCTGGAGAACCGTTAACCATTTCGCGGATTTCTAGAGTGACAGGAATACGGTCATCCTTAGTAGCGAAGAAGATGTCAACGCCAGTTAGGAATGCACCACCCTTTTGCTGGATCAAGAAAGATTGAGCAAGAGGATCGTACCAACCAGTATCAGAAACAACACGCTCTGAAGTTTGGTAAATTGTTTGACGAGCAGCTGGATCATCGTTTGGACCAACAACTTCTTTAACGACGTCTGCGTTACGAACTGCGTTAACAGTCGCCTGTTTAGTCTCAAGGATACCCTCTGCGCGGTAGATACCGCGACCGCGAGAAGTCCACTGACCAGTAGAAGTAGATGTGTCGATTAGCTTCAACTCACGAGCACCAGTACGGAAACGAACAGCTTCAGTGTTTGGGATGAAGAACAAGAAGTTCAATTGACCTTGCTTGTTAGTTACTAGAGTAGTTGGAGTTGTAACAGAAACTACAGTACCAGTTGCACCAGAGATAGAACCGATGAAACCTTGACCGTTAGTGAATGTACCGATAACGTTTGCTAGGTCTAGAGTCAACGCTCCAGTATCTGGGTCGATAGACTTACCAATAACAACTGCAGAACCAGAGTTGTTTGTAGTAGTGATAACGTCACCACGATTCAAACAGACTTGAGAGTCGCCATTAACGCGACGCTTAGTTTCAGATGCAGAACCACCAGAGTTAGTGTCAATATCAAAGCTACCTGCGCCTGCAGTGTAGACTAGCTTAACTGCTGGAGTGATGTATGAGTTAACATCGATGTCATCGAAGTAACCGTAGAAACGAGTTTGTGGCTTCAGTCCCTTAACTTGGACTAGAACGTTTCTAGAGCGCATGTAAGGAATAACTGCAGTAGAAACTGTACGATCAGAAACCTGTTCGTAGTCAGTCTTAGTTTGCAGAGTAGAACGAAGACCAGTACGTGATTGACCAACTGCAGTTGCATAGACTTCAGTTGTAACGACACGGTGAGCCCAACCTGGAGCATCTGGTCCAAGACCGAAGGCTGCGTCTAGAGCAGCACCACCATCACCAGAACGGCGATCTGCTTCGTAGCGGTTAGAACCAACAGAGACTGGTTTACCAATCCATTCAGTTTCCCATGGGTTCCAAACAGTACCGAAACCACCTTCACCGATGATACCAGAGCGAATTGCTAGGTCACGGATCAAGCTGTAGTTACCTTCAACCTGTTGAACGATATCTGGTAGACGGTTAGTCTCGAACCAGTCATCGCTAGGTGGGTTAATGTCAACGTTGCCTAGGAAAGTGAAGATTGCAAATGGGTTGATGTTCTCTAAGCGAGAAGCGAAGTCTTGCTTAACTAGAACTGGAGTATCAATGATTGGAAGAGTGATAATATCACCATTCAATTGATACTTGGATGCAGAACGTTGAGAATCGTTAGAGTTCTTCTCGATCAGGTTGACGTTGTGCATCGTGTAATATGGACGAAGTTGGTTGTTCTCCATATCGATAGCACAGAAATAGTCAACAGACTTAGAGTTACCGATGTTGTTACCGCTGAAGTTATCAACGATGAAACCGTTCTTCATTCTATCCAGACCCTTAGAGTCTGTAATCTTCATAGATTGAGTTTCTTGTTCTAGAAGAGATAGAGAAGTGTAGTACTCTAGGTTATTGATACGAGACTCTAGCTTACCAATGTCGCGCATTGTGTAACGCTTGTTCTCGATCTTAGAGACTGATACAGAACCTGTAGAGTAAGTGTATGGCTCTAGAGATAAAGTGTAAAGAACCATACCTAGCGCTGGATCTTGTGGTTCTCCAGGAGCAGTAGATGGAACACCCTTGATATCGAAGAACTTACCGTTGAAGTCAACAGCGATTTTGTCCTTACGAGATAGGTAGTAGCTGTAGTCAGAAGATACGTTCTCACCACGCTTTGGAATGCTAGAAACAGAAGAACCAGTACCAACGAAGTTCTTAGTAGAGCTAGAAGACTTGTTAGCGACACGTGGACGGAAGTCTAGGGAGTCACGTAGAACAGCTGGAATCTGGTTGTAGTTGATGCTACTGTAAGAGTTTACGTCGAAGTAGTCACCAACGCTGTGTTCGAAATACTCATAAGTCACCAACACTGGGTTAGATGGTAGAGTATAAGATGGCTTAACATTCAAACGACCCCAGTCGTAGTGGCTAGAGCGTTGACCGTTATCGAAATCATAACGGTCAGAAATGTCAAGAGTAAACAGGTTAGTTGCTAGGTTTGTGTTGGATGCTTGGAAAGCAGTACCAGCAGCCATCTTGATGCTTGTGATGCGGAATACGTCAGCTTTATCAAGAATTAGAGTAGCCTGTTGAGCCAGAGTAGCAGTGTTGAACTGTTCAGTAACAGTTACAAGTGTCTTGTTCTTCTCGTAACCAGAACCAGTACGCTGAACCGCTGCAATAACAGTCATAGAGTGACCAGACTGAGCAGATGGTAGAGTGATAGTTACTGTAGAGTTTAGAGGAGCGATGCTTACTGGTTGGATAACTGCACCACCAGTAACGATATCGTTATCTACGACGATGTAGTTTGTCAAACCAGAGGCTGGCATGAATGTACCAGAAGTGCTTAGGGACAGAGATGTGCCAGAAGCGTTTTGGGTAAATTTCTGGTAGCAGACGTATGTAGTGTTGTTAACACCGCTACTACCTGCAGAACGGTTAGAACGAACAGCATAGTCTGGTAGAGAAAATACCAAGCTGGTGTTTTGAGTCTCGAACAACTGAGTTGTTACAAGAGAGAATGCCTTACCAGTAAAGTTGCTACTTGTGGCACTCAAGCTATTTTGACTTGCGATAGAAGAAACGCGAATTAGTGCGCCTTCTACGTTGATGTAGTCACCAGCAACAAGGTCTGTCTGGAATGAAGTGCCAACACCAGTAATAGTGTTAGAAGCAGCAGAAATAGAACCAATCAATGCAGTAGAGATTGGGTTAATGTCAGCTTCGAACGAAAGGTTAGCATCACCAGAAACATTATAGAAGAAAGACTTAACGTTACGGTTGAAGTCCTTACCGCTGGTCATCTGGATGTCAAATAGACCTAGTTTATAGATTGCACCAGCACCATAAGAAGAACCACCATGCCACTCCATGAAGCGAACACGTGCAGTACCGATCTGGCTACCTGCTGCAGTTCCTGGAGCACCCGAACCTGCGACTTGATCACGTAGAGAAATTGTCTCTAGTGTATCTAGCGGAGGTAGGTTATTAACGTTAGTGACCAATACATAGTTACCAACAGTAGGTTGAATAATAGAGCCTGTTTGTTGGTCATAATCGCGAGCCTTTTCAACAGTAACATAAGTTGTTGAATCTTTTTGGATTTCGTAACCGCGAACGTAAGCCTTTCCTGGCTCCATACCAATAGCGAGTTTGGTTTCATCACCACCCTGCTCTGGTTTGTAAATACCGCGATTGTACACTGGGCTATCTGTCCACTCCCACTTGATACCAGTAGAACCTGGACCGTCGTAAGAAGAACCAGTAGTATGAACTGGAGCGATTGTAACAGAAGTACCAGAGTTCTTAGCAACGTAAGTAATACCTGCGTTTGTTACGACATCGCCGAATAGATATGCAGTGTTTTGAACCCATTGACCGCGATTATTGTTACGGTGTTCACGGATATCGATAGCGAAATCGCGAACAGTGTAATCTCCAGATTCATCGTATGTACGACGAGCTAGTTCGTCGCCAAGAAGAGAGTATTCAGTCTTGTCAACGATAGTCTTAATTCTACCATCAACAACACGGATAAGTTCGATGAAGTTTAGGTCAGAAGTTGAATCAACGTCTAACTTAGAAAGAGTTAGATCAATGTAGTAACGGTGCGCACCTGGAGCAGCGAAGTTATAGCTGTTCTGTGCGTTATCTAGTAGGGTTTCATCTTCTTCTGGAGTAACAACACCCTCAGAAACAGTTAGACCGATACGGTAAGATGGAGTGTTAGTGTACTTATCAAGAACGATAGTCTGTTCTTCGACCAAGCAGAAGTGTTCGTTGATGTAGTAAACACCACGTTGGATAGTCGCCAAAGAACCCTTACCCGTAGCGTCAGTAGAAGCAGCTTGGAAAGAGTAGATACCGTCTTCGGTATGGATAACTTCGTTATTAGCGAATACCTTAGTTACGTTATCAGTACCTGAAGTGACGTAACGAACGTATAGAGTTGTAGGTTCAGTTCCTTCTGCATCTTGTGTCTTAACGACTTGCGCTTGAACACCGCTAGATCCAATGATCGTAGCGCCTTCTAGGGAAGTTAGGAAAGTCTGAACTGCGATACCGTTGTAGCTAACCTGTAGCTTAACGTAATCGGAACCCTTGTTTGGTTGTGTGAGAGTTTCTACAGAACACTGTCCTGGAATAACCATCGCACCTTGTTTGAAAACAGCAGATCCGTGACGAGAAATCTGCTTCTGCAGAATAGTCTGCATTTGAGTAAGTTCACGAGCCTGTACAGCGAACGAAGGACGATACAGGATACGGTAGAATTTCTTATTCTCGTCGTAGTCGTCGTTATACGGTTCTGTGTTGAAATCGATCATTCTTCTACTCTTCTAATGTTATTTCTTATTTATTAGAACTTAATGACAGTTCTAAGTGTAACTGTCTGGTCTGCAGTTGGAGTGAATGCCTGCTTGTTGTCGATAAACAGAAGCTGACCAGAGTATTTATCTGCTGTCGGTGGAGTTACACCAGATGCAGAGAATGTGACTGAATTTGGATTTAGGAAGATATCACCAACCTGTGGAACAGCGTTATCTAGAGACTGTACCAACATACCAGTCGTTGTCATTGAAACGATACGGAATCTTGGACCTTCTGCATCACCCTGACGGATCAACATATCTTGAGCGAAAGCTCCAGTTACGTTACCGATTAGAACGTAGCAGGCAGATGCCAGCGCATTCTTAAGGTTACCATAAGAACCGAACTGACGAGGGTTCTTGATAATACCTAGTTGACGGAAGTCGTTATTAACGTCGAATCCTTGGTTTGTGTCCTTAGAGATGTTTGTGTAGAACATCAGTGTATGAGAGAACATACCGACGATAGGATCTTTACCATGACCGCCATACGGAGCAGCGATGCCGCGAATTTGAGCGCCAGAGCCAGATCCACCGACTGTAACGTTACACCAGCGGTATCCAGATCCATAGTTATCAACCACGATTTTCTTAATTGCACCGCTAGAAACGATCGCATGGGCTGCAGCACCAGTACCATCACCTTCGATAGTAATCGTTGGGTCTGAACCATAACCAAAACCACCAGAGATAACTGGGTAAGCCATAATACGACCATCAATAGTCAACAACTCAGTATTGGCTTGTAGCGTGTTGATATCTCCTGGAGAAAGGTCAGCGCGAACAGAAGCGCTGGTACCATCACCAGTGACAGTCAAGTTAGCGTAGGTATAACCAACACCACCATCATCGATCTGAACGCCAACGATTTGACCGTTAGAGATAACTGGTACTAGCTTAGCTTCAGATTTAATACCAACGAAGTATGCCTTAGCGCCAGAACCGCCAGAAACTGGTTGAATTGTGATCGCTGGAAGGATAGAATAACCTGATCCATACTTCAATGAAACGCTACCTGTGGCTGGAGTGCCGACATATGTCAAAGTTGCAGTTCCGTTAGAAGCAGAACCTGTAACGTGGGTTGGGGCAGTAGTGTTAGTAGTACCCGCTGTTGTTACTGTGTATAGACGGTTAGAATAGAAAATCTGTTGACCGACTGTGTAAGCAGTTGAAGCAGTCCACTGAGAACCAAAAGTGACGTTTGGAACACTAGTGTATGCGTCACCAGAATCTAGAACAGTTACTTTAGCTACACCAGTACCGCGCATGACAGATGCGCCAACGAAACCAGAGCCACCGCCACCAGTGATGTTAACAGATGGTGCAGAAGTATAACCAGATCCTGGGTTTGCTAAAATAATTTCTAGAACAGAACCGTTTAGAGTGATACCTGTGACCTGTCCACCGCTAGTAACAACAGTGCCAGTTGCACGTGTACCGATATACTTTAGAGCAGCAGTACCGTTAGAAACGATACCAGACTTGTGGGTTGGTGCAGGAGAAGCCATTGTACCTGATGTAGTGGCTTCGTACATATTGTTATTGTACTCTACTTTCTGACCAACTAGAATCGCTACGTTGTTCGTCCACACGTTAGCGCCAGCGAATGGTGCTTCGATATTACAAGTGGCACCAGAAGTGTAACCAGTTCCAGGAACGCTAATTTGAACGTTCTGTAGAATTAGAGGGTCAGATGCACGATATCCATCACCAGCAACAGCGATGTTAGCGTAAGTATAGTTCTGTCCATTGTTTTCTAGAACAACGTTCAGAATCTCTCCACCAGAGTAAAACTGTGAACGAAGAGAGTTGACGACAGGCATGTAAACGTCTGTCAAGAATTTGTTGCGCAGAGCGATAGGAATACTGTACAAGTATTTCCACATGTAACCGTCTGGCATGATAACTGGATCTACAACAGTACCGATTGGTTTGTATGTAGAGATTGCATTGTTATTGTTGTCAAGACACTTGTAGACGTTGTATTCGTCGGTCATTACAACACAGTTAATATCCTCTAGTCTCTGAGCGCCAGAGTATGCAATATTAACTACAGCTTTAGCAACTACACCTTCACCACCACCGCCAGTTATTGTAACTGTTGGAGTAGAAGTATAGCCTCTACCTCTATTAACCATATTGATCGCAGTGACAACACCGTCTGTAAGTACTGGAACAGCAACTGCGCCTGTTCCACCACCGCCAGTAATAGAGATAGATGGAGGATCTGAATAACCGTATCCACCAGAGATAAGGTTAATGCCTTGGACTTCATCACTATACTGATCGTCATACATATCCCAGATCTGTCCAGTGACCCAGTCGACACGTCTAGTGACGAAAGAAACGTCAGTGGATTTGATTTCCTTTAGGGTGATGATCTCGTTACGAGTCTTTAGCTCGTAATCGAAACTATCAATAGGATAGGGTGGTAATGAGTCATCTTCCCAAGTCAGAGTGCGACCTAGGAAGTAATAGTATCTCGCATTTCTATTCTGAATCTCGTCGTATAACGCCTGAGCAATAGAATTGTGAAGCGGAGACTTCAGTAGAGATGAAGTTGCCATTTAGAAGCCCGTTGATTAACTTACAGTGATAACCCAAGTAACAGCGATAGAGTCGCCAGCAGCCTTGTTAACGACTGGGAAAGTGGTACGACATAGCATGTTACCACCAGAGTTGCCAGCAGTAGCTGGGTTGAAGATACCTGCTTCAGTGATAGCGCCAGTACCTGTACCTGCTGGGAAAGTAGCAGTTGCAGTAACTTGGTTGCCAGAAGAAGAGAAAGAAGCAAGCGCAACGCGACCAGCTTCAATACCTAGAGTTGTGTTACCAACAGCTGGTGTAGCAGAGCTAGTACCGATAGCCATAGTATTCATAACACCTTGTACGCTGTTAGACTGCATGCGGTTAGCGATGTAAGTCTTACCAACAGTAACAACTAGGTTCTTAATTTGACGTTCTTCAACTAGAGCGCCAGATGCATCAAATCGTTGAACGTTGACGTCACCGATCATCTTAATTCCGAAATCTTGTAATTCCATAAAATTCTCCTATATTGAGTAAATTTTAACCCGTGAAATCGATAGGGTTTCCAACAAATAAACCGCCATCGTTCAAGAACCACCCAGCTTCGGCATATGGGTTTAAGTCCATAGTGCCTCCACTGTCTGTGGCAGTGGCGATGTTGGTGTCAGGTGTAACTCCATCGTTAAGCACCGTACCAAATGTTGTGGTTAAAGAAAATGCGGGCGTCGTTCTATTTAGGTCAGATGCGCTAGAAGCATCAGTATCAGATGCGATAACACCTTCTGAATCAGCAGTTACGTTATCATTGATAAGGTGACCTGCAGTTAGAGTCTTCATCATTTCGAAAACATCGAAACCAGTTCTAACTAGACCACCATAACCATAGCCGATAGCGTTTTCGACTAGAGAGATCGTATTGCCGTCATAGACACCATCATAATTTAGGTGAGTATTAACACCGTCTACGTAACCTAGAGTTTTAGACTGGTCGAAATACGGCATAGTTCTAGAGCCGTTAGAACCGACTGTATCGGTCATAAGAACAGCTTCAGTATCTACTGTAGTATTATCGTTGATAACGTGGTTGAAGTCTAGCTGCTTGTATGTTGTCCAGTACGGCATAGTTCTGGTCAAATCAGTAACATCTCCACCGTCAGTTAGAGATATAGACTGAGGTTCAGCTACGCCATCAAAGTTTAGGTTGGTACCATCGATAGGCTTGTTTAGCACTAGGTATGGCATAGTTCTGGTATTATCCAGAGCCACGCCAATTTCCTGCATAGTTACGTAGTTACCTTCAACGAACAGATCTCCGTTTAGAGACTGGTCATCGAAATACTTCTGGATATCCAGATATGGCATAGTTCTTGTCAAATCAAGAGCCAGACCATTTTCTTTGATCGCTACTGTATCCTTAGCATTGATGTTTAGAATCTTAATTAGAGACTCTAGAGATTCGCTGATATCAAATTCGTTACGAATGTCGTACTCACCGAAGATCGCCATACCCGCTGGGTGGATAAGGTTCTTAACTGCGGTCTTGTAAGAGTCAAGAGCCTCGTCGATCTTAACAACATAAGAGTACGCTTGGTAGTAACGGCTGTCTTGAATGAAGATCGCATCATCTAGGAAACCGTCGTTGTTGACGTAGTAACCTGGATACTTAGCAAGAGGTCCAAGAGAACACTTGATGATCGCTGGTTCGATAGTAACTGCAGCAGCATCAACGTTACTGATACCAAATTCACGCATGACCAGACCAGCATATGCGCCATCGGCATATGTTGATGACCAGTAGTCAGCAGTGTTGATCGTACCAGATTCTGAGAAGCCATCCATTCTATCGTTGATAGAAATGTTTGTTAGGATACTTCCATCTACCTGTGGGACATCGATACGTTGAATCGTTGTGCCAGCTGTACCACCTGCATCCTGTCCACCTTTAGATGAAATGGTTGTAGTAAAGTCAGTAGTGTAACCGATACCGTACTTAATTAGTTGAGCCTGAAGGATACCACCACCGCTGTCAACACGAACGATCTTCATAATGGAACCGTATCCATCGAAGTTCTTAATGTTGTATAGGTCGCCTACCTTAAATCCTGCACCCTTCTTCTGAACCTCAAGGGTAGAAGTGGTAGCCATAATTTCAGCAGTAAAGTAGATACCCTTGATATCGTCGCGGTAACGAATTCTATCACCAACGCTAATATTACCGAAGAAACGGCGATCGATGAAGTATTCATAAACGTTGTCAGAGACTTTGACCACACGGTCAACTTCAATCTCAACGTATTGGTGTCTATCAACTAGAACACGAATGATTTTGTTCGGTGTGACAACATCAACAATCTTACCGATAGGATCGTTCGGGTTACCAGATAGAATCTTACAGAAGATGGAAACGTCTTGGTTCCACTTACCGTCAGAAGCACGAAGCATCTGCTTTGCTGGGTAATCAATCGAAACTTCCTTGCCGAATAGGATACGGAATAGAAGTTTGTAAGAAGACTCAGAACCTTTAGCGCCGTAGTGTTCCTTGATATGTTCCATCAAGAAACGCTGATCAACCGTAGAGTATGGTAGCTTAGAAGCTAGTTCGTCTTTGAAGTAACGGATGAAAGAGTCTAGAGTCTTGTCAAGATCTCGTAGATCTTCAAGATTCTGTTGTGTAGTCTCTAGGTACTCATAGTACGCTTCTAAGAATGCGACGAAACTCTGGTAGTCAGAGCGTACGAACTCTGGTACCTGAGATGCGACTAAAGACGACAGCTTTGGTTTGGTAATCATTATGATCTGCTAGAAGAGAATACGAAGTTATATCCGCCACGTAGGTCGCCAGATGCTGTCTTATCTGCGATAGCATTAACCTTCAAGTGGTCAACTGCGATCTGCGCGATCTGTGTCAAAGCGGAGACTACGTCATAAGATTGTGGAGCAATAGAGATTTCAAAGTCAACGTCCGCCAAACCAGTAATGTTCAGGTTACGGATATCAACGATACCCTTAGCGTAGTCGATTATACCTAGTTGGTCATCAACGTAGATACGTGTTGCGTTTGCGCCATACTTGTACAGACGAATATATTTAACACCATCGTCGTCAAGGTAATGAATGTCTGGAGAACCAGCGATATAGAATCCAGTGCTAGAGAATGACTCTTCAGCAACACCAGAGTAGTAGATCGGGTTGATTAGGTTCAACATATACTGAGCAGAAACGTTGTAACGTGGTTGAAGGTTACGACGCAGTAGAACGTTAGTGATGTTGCTAACGATGGCGGGATCGGTTTCGTCGATAAGTTTACTCAACTTAGAGAAACGGAAGATACCATCAAATTTTTGCAAATCAGAATCGTTGTAAGCAAGAATAGTCTGACGAACTAAAGTAGCGATCTCAGAAGCAGTCTTAGTTGTTTCTTGTTCGTTGTAGTAAACATTAACTTCCAACGCGATGTTGATATATTCAGGATCAACGATCTCTGGAATAACAGAAACAACGTTACGGTTAGTCAAAACTGTAGAGATGATGTTAGCCTTCTCAACAGTAGTTAGCTTAGGAGCATTCTTAGGCTTGATGCATAGGTATGTCTTACCGTAGACTGGAGGATTGTTATCCTCACCACCCCAAACAGAAACAGAGTATGCTTCTGGAACATTAGCGTAGATCAGAGCTTTGTAGTCGTCTGGAGTAACTGCTCGGTTTTGAGCAGCATAGAATTTTGGAGCATTGAAACGAATGCTATCGTTTGATTCTGGAACATCACCGTTAGACGCTGCAGAAGTAGTAGTGACAGATACCTGTGCGCCTGATAGTAGGGTTGCGCCGTTGTATGTGAACTGAGTTGCACCATTAGCTGCATCTAGGCTAGAAACGAAGTAGTCGAAGTGGACGACGTTACCGTTATCTAATGCGCGACCAACGTTACCGTCGCCGAAGTTTACTTCATAAAGACCGTTATCGATCTCTTTAACCCAATAAGCCTTAGTCTTAGAATCTGCATTAACAACGCTATCAGAACGAGACCAAGCCTCGTATACAGAAGAAGAAGCTGATTGTTGAACGCGAACTTTCAACGTATTGATGTCAACGTTTGAGTTAGGGATTAGGTAACGCACACCATCCGCAACGGTGTAGTTATATGATAGCGGGGAACCTTCTGTTAACTCAACGCCAGCGAAAACGAAGTTTCCAGATGTAGTTGAACGGTTTACTGTGACAGAACCAGTATTGAAGAAGTTATACTGCTTACCATCGATAAGAGTAGTAAACGTTGAGTATGATGGAAGTGTTAGGTTAGAAGGTGCAGCGTTTCCACCAGTAACGTTGACAGTTACAATAGCCTTCGCGCAGGTAGCAGAACGTGGTGTATAACCTAGCATCTTAGCCAGAGAAACGATATTGTTACGCTTTCTAGCAGAGTCCAAGAACATCTCATTGATCGCCATATTGTTGTATAGCGCATTATAGTGAGTGTTATAAGCTAGGACGTCTAGAAGGACAGACATCGCAGAACCTTCGAAGTCATAGTCTTGGAACTCAGACTGACCTTGTAGGAACGTTTTTAGGTTAGCTTTGATGTTATCAAAGTCTAGTTCTGTTACGTTAATCTTTCTATTATTTGCCATTATCGTGTTCTCTCTAGAGTTAAATCAAGAGTGAGTGGTGCGGTTGTATTTACAATTTGGAATTCGATAGTGACGTAAACCTCATAGGTATCTTCACTAACAACAACATCCACGTTTAGTAGCTCGACTCTTGGCTCGAAGTTGTGTACTGTATCGGAAATTGCTCGCTCGAGCATTACCTGCAACATAGGAGTTGCTGGTTCGAACAGTAGTCGCTTGATAGGGCTTCCGATTTCACTATGGAATGGTCTCTCATAGTTGGAAGTTAAAATTAGGTTTTTCAGAGAGTTTTTAATAGCACTCTCGTCAAATCGGCGTACAATGTCCCCAGTCACAGGATGTGCTGTGAAATTGAAGTCTAGGTCTGAGAACGTTCTTGTATTTCTTGCCATATTAGTTATTTAGGTTATCCTACTTTAGTTTTTGCATCGCCTTCGCCGACAGCATCACCATCAGAAATTGGGTCACCTGTTCTGGCAGCAGCAAACCCTTCAAAGAATGTCTTGGTTGAACCACTGACGATCTCTCTAAGACCATCTTGGTGGACTGTTCTACCGACTGTATGAGCCTCGAATTGATCACCGACAACACCAACAACGCCACCAGAAAGGAATGTCTTAGTGCACTGAAGTTTGTGGGTTAGAGGAGTTGGTGGACCACCATCCTGCCCCTTACTCATAATTCCTCGATACGCTAAGCTACCCATTATACTTTCTTAGCCTTTGGAGGGATTGGATCTACCAAGAAGAAGCCAGCTGGCATACCCTTAGCGTCTCTCTTATAAGTTGAATCGTTGACCATGGTGAAAGCCATTGAACGATTACCAGTTGGCTTATAACCAGTATGGATCCAAACAGACTCTGGGAATCTGTATTCTAGAATGATCTGGTCATACTTAACGATCTTTTCACACTGTTGGACAAGTGCGTATGTCTTATTGATACGGTCTGGCAACATCAAAGCGATATCGAAACAGTGACCCTTACAGTGGTCAGAGAACGGAGACTCAGTTGGTACAACACCCTTTAGGCGATAGCCAGAAGAAATCTTCCACTGTTTGTTGTAACCACTAATACCACCTGGAAGAACGTCTAGGTATGGCTCTAGAATGTTCTGAGCAGACATAGCTAGGTTACATACGATCTCTTGAACAGTGAAGACGCGCTCTGCTGAATTTGGCGATTCCTTAAGAATCTGATCAACCAACTTATGCTTACCATTCACGCCACCATCAATCAACATACCAAGAGAGAAGTTCTTGGAGATTGTGTAGTCGTTCGTGAAGTTCTTAGTAGTGTAAATGATCTTACAATCTACGGGAACCTGCTTACCTGCAATACCACCTGTAGCTGTAGCTTCTTCAGATGCTACTGGTGCTGGAGCACCTGGAACACCATTTATCTCTTGTTCTTTAGAAGCGCGACGACCTTCTGGAGTATTGTAGTCATCAGGAGTTTCGTTCGCAGCCATCTCTTCAGTCTGTCTTTCTGGAGGAATCAAGAAAGGAACGACTGGGTTTTGTGGGTCTCCAGCAGCAGGTGGTGTCAACTCAAGCGCAGAAACATCTGTGGCTCCAGCAGCACCGTTACCGAATTGACCTTCAGAGTAATCTGCAGAGAATGTTCCACCAGCAAGAAGATCCATTGATCCAGCTGACTCTACATTTACTGTGTCACCCTTCATACTAACAGCGCCAGTACCTTGCATTGTTAGGTCAGCATCTGCCAGAACAGAAACGTCATTAGCCTGAACCTTAAAGGTTCCACCAGCTTTCACTAAGAAGTCACCGCCAGTAGCGACATACATATCGTTGGCTACGCCAAGATCAACGTTGTTTCCAACTCGAATGTTAGCGTTCTGAGAAACTTCGATGTTTGCGTCAGTGCGAGCGAAGATATTCGTATTACCTTCGACTGTGATGTTACATTCACCAGCCACGTGGATACAACCATTACGCTCCATCAATGTGAAGTTATCACCAACGATGTAATTTACCTGAGTGCCATTAGCGTCAATCTCGGTGTAAGTGCCAGAGCGGTGGTAAGTATGGATACGCTCTTGTCCAGGAGTATCATCGAATTCTTGTACGTGTCCAGATTCAGTTTCGTATACTTTGTTGAAAGGATACTTGGCACCGAAAGCTGGCATTGGTTGATCCCAAGAACCGCTATCGTAAGCCTTAGGGATACCTGTCTTGACGTTGGCGTCCTTCTTCTCAACGATAGTACCATCGATAATACCACGAGCCAAACGGTTAGTGTCTGGTTCGTTGATGTAATCTTGTAGCGGATACTTGTTGTTTGGATCTCTGAACCCTGTATTGTCAGTACCACGCTTAATAGATTCAGCAGATGGTCCAGGAGTGCCGTCGAAGTTTGCTGGAGGTGCAGCAGGTGGTGCACCTGCGTCTTTATCTACAGAACCAGTCGCCTGTGTTCCATAGAAGTATTCGTAGTACTGGAGTTTCTTAGCGGCAATGTCAGGTGAGTTTACACCAACAGCTTTCTTAGCTGAGTAGAAATATCCAGGATGGTCAGTCGGTTTTGTTCCAGCTGGTACACGATCTTTGATATAAAGAGCCGCGACAAGAGCAGAAACGTTGATGTCGTTATCAAGAGAATCTGGGTTATTGACAAGGTCTAGGTTCAAACCTAGCTTGTTAGCCATATCTTGGTATCGTTTGTAGTTAGCCTTACCAGTCAACTGGATGAATCCGCGACCGTAGTACTTACCACCATCTTCATCTGTTTGGTTTCCAAGGAAGCCTTTACCGCGCTTTGTTGGACCATAGATGACTGAGAAGAATTCTGAACGACTAATACCCTTCTTGGAAGCGTCTGAATACTTCTCTGCTTCTTCATCTGTTAGGAATGAGAAGATCTGTTTGATACGAGACTTGGAATAGCTGTATGATTCGTTCTGTGGAATCCAACGAGATTCACCACCAGCAATACCTAGAAGTGCACACTTCTGTTCTTTAGTAGTCAATCCAACCTTATCACAGGCAGCGATAAGAGCCTTGATACCTTCAGAAGATTTAGAAGAGTTCGGTGACTCTTTCGCTGGAGGGATGGTCGGGATAGATGTGTTTGTCTCGTTCTGTACTGGAGTTGCAGCAGTAGTTGGTGATGCTGGAGCAGTCTCTTGTTTGACTGGAGTTCCGCTGCCATCTAGTATTGGCTTACCGTTAGAGTCTGTTAAGACGCCTCTTAGTTTGCTTTCAGTTACGGCTTGGATGTTAGTCGGAACAGCCTTAAAGGTGATGATGTTCTCACCGTAACCAGTGACTAATTCACTGATTGTGATTTGGGTAGGGCTATCAATACTTACAATGAAGCAACCGTCGGTCAATCCAAAACCAACGACCTTCATATTGGCTTTTAGACCGTGTGTAAGATTAGTCTTACCGTTCTCTGGATCGTAGAATGTTAGTTGCTTACCTGTTACTGGTCCAACGATTGTTCGTAGTACGATGTCCTTTAGACGAGGCTCACCATCAATTGGCAGAACGCTATCGTCATCGTCAATAGCCTTAGGTGCAGAAGGAATACCACCGAATGTGCCAAGAATAACTGGGATCTGTTGATCGTGATCCATAAAGGAGACGAGAACAGTAGTACCTTCAACTGGACCAATTGGAGTCTGTCCAATACCGTTCATCGCAGCAGAACTAATCGCCTGCAATGGAGTAGCCCATGGGAGTTGCTCAGTAGGCAACTGCGCTTTATCGTGGGTATGTAAACCTACGATACGAACTTGGCAACGACCAAGTTGTAGCGGATCCTGTCTGTTTTCAACTACGCCTGTGTATAACATTAGTCAACTTTCATAATTAGTGAGTCTTTGATCAGTTCCATATTACATTCGTGGCGTTCGCGGTTAATGTAATGGTTAACTGCGGCAACCAAGTAGTTGCCTGACAACATCTTGTCTAGATTATCTGTATCTGTTTTAGAAAGTGGCTCAACCTTGTAAAGTCTAACGTTCACTTTCTGACCAACTGTATAATCGCAACGTCCTGGAACGACGATCTGGAGTTTGTTGGCTTCTGCGCTCTTCATTAGAGAGATGCGCTTTTGTTCATTTCTGTAGTTAGTAGCATCACCATAACCACTGAATGTAGAGTTCGCTCTTGGATAATCAATCACCATTGAGTTCGTTCTGAAGATAGCCTTATCAGAAGAGACATTGAATTCGTTAAGGTGTTTAGCGCCAGCGAAGTTATCAAACAGAGTGTATGGTTTAACGTTGTATTGCTTCTTAGTCATATCGTAAGAAAGCATCTTAGAAGAGAACATACCGTTTCGGATTCTATCAAGATAGTCAACGACGACTGGTACGCTAACGCTATCGATACGTTTGTAGTCTTCGCCAACGTTCTTAATATCAGAACCATCCTTGCGGTTATCACGAGTGTACTTGTCGTAAGTAAACTCTTGATATACGTTGCTAGAATAAAGTGACTCTAGAGAAACGAAGTTGAAACCGTCGCGGTTCTCGAAGAACACGTAGCTTGGTGAATTGTTCTGGTTCACTGCACCGCTAGTGGCATAGTGAATAGATTTAATCGGTGACCAGAAGTTGGAAATGAATTTGATGTGTCGGTTTGACTCTTCAAACTTCAGAGACTTCTTTGATTGTAGACCATTGATATCATCACGAACTAGGTAGTCAACGATAGTCTCTGGTTTGTCACCGAAGACACGACTAACCTTCTTGTTGATATCGATGATAGCTTCTGGAGAGATGAAGTGTAGTTGATACACAACGCTCTTTTCGCCCAACAGTTCTCTGTCGGTCATCTTATAGATGTAGAACGTACCCTTAATGTTACCCTTCTCCAATGACGGAGTAGATACTTCCAGTTCAAGCTGTTCTTCACCAGCAAATGGGAAGATGTTTAATAAGTCCAGAGATTCTCTAAGAATAAGGGAGCCAGAGATGAATGGAGAGAAGAGATCTTCAAACAACTGAATGGCGATAACCTGAGCAGTGACATCCTGCCCAAGTCCACTTCTGGTTGTAATCTTGACTTTGTCAATAGATACATCACCAGCGAATCTAACTGACTTTTGAGATGATTCCATTATAACTGGTCTTTGAAGTTCTTAAGAACTATAGAAATTAGGTCTTTAGAAATAATCTTAATTCTGCGTTTACCTTCGTTGATCTGCTCTTCGTACTGTCTGTTGGAGACTGGTACTGCACCGCTAACATCTGGCATAACAACTAAATTATTTTCATCAACGTAATAGCGAGTTGCGTCAGCGTCATCTCCATACTTATCAACTACATATTTCTCTAGTTGTAGTTGAGTCAACGGGAAGTCTGATCTATAATCATAGATGTCGTTGGCAAGCATAATGATCCAGTGATACTCTGCGTTACCATAAACTTTCTCAGCAACAATCTCAGGAGTCTCACCATCAACGATATCGTATGCGTCGTATGATGTGATGTTCGCAAGAACTTCTTTTCTAAAGCGGATGTTGCGAGTAATGTCTGTAACGGCGTATGCTTTGTTCTCTGAACGTAGGTTACCGTAGGGTGGGGTGATAACAACAGTCGGCGCTCTCAGATATCCACCACCAGCATTCTTCATAATGACCTTAGTGATCGTTCCATTCTCGATAACTGCATAAGCAGAAGCAGTGACACCAGTGTTTTCTGGCTCAGAGAATGTGATAGAAGCTGTCGTGTAACCAGAACCTCCGTTGGTGATAGTTACTGATCCAACGCCATCTGCAGAAAGGCTGGCATATCCAGTAGCCTGGATACCAGCAATTCTCTTCGTGTTGACGTCGAAATCGTATAGTACTCTAGGGAAATCTTTGAAGTACATTTTATAGACCGTCCTTGACTTTGTCCTTCGTCAACAGTGCAAGTTCTCTGAAGTTCAATGTCATATTGATCTGAGTCGGCATACCGTTAGCGAATGTGCTATAAACACCGTTTGGTGTATAGTTGATATTCATATCAGTTAGAACACAAGATGTGTGGCGGTGGAGGTTCTTATTTTCCTTACCATTAGCGAAGTACATAATGTCGAATTCAGAAGGATAGATGTAAACGAAATTGTTTGAACCTTCTTTAAATTCTGGGTGCATGTGGTACTTAAATTCTTCGATGATTCGAAGAACGTTATTCGCTTCATCAACGTCTCTTGGGAAGAACTGATAATCGAAGCTGAATGTTCTGAAATCAACACCCTTGAACACCTGTTCCTTTTTAGGGTTTGCTGCTAGACCCAGTGCAGCAGATACACCACCTGCCTGTGGACCTTTGGATAAAGCGATGTTAGCAATAATCTCAGCACCAACGCCAGTGACATCAGACTTCTTATCACCCATCAAGGCTTTCATAATTTCAGTACCACCAGCGTTTGCCATTGCTAGAACGCTAGTATCTTCGTCAGACCACTGAACACCGTAACGAACAGATAGTTGGTTCGGGATATGTAGAGCAATAGCAGTCTTTAGACGTTTCTGTGGACGATTAGCTGCGGGAGCCAGAGTAGATGTCACACCAACACCAACTGCAGCAACGCCACCACCAACTACGCCAGCACCAAGACCTTTAACACCTGCAGCTAGACCACCAGCTGCTGCAGCTTCAATGGCAGTTGCAGCACCAACAGAAGCGGTCAAACCCTCTTTGGACATATTCATACCGATAAGGTCGCCTCTGTCGCGTGGAGCGTAATCATCAACAGTAGCTACCTTGTGCTTGGTTACTAGCTTAGATTCCGTAGATACGTTGATGTAGAAAATAGCGTAGTTGCCACCATAACGCATATCAGATGCCATTAGATCATTCGGATAAGAATGATTCTTGATGTCGTACTTGCCGTCATCAAGTGCAGAATTCCTACCTCTAGGTGTCCAGAGGTTCGGAGCGTTTGGTGTTTTTACGCTATTTGTGACGTTGTCGATACTCTTATTAACCGCGCTTTTAGCGCTAGAGTATGCTGAAGATAGATCGTCGAATAGTCCCATGTTTTCTCTAAATAATGGTGGTTATTTATACTTCCAATTACTTATTTATGTTCCACAAAAGAAAGTTTGTTCCAGTTTTCCCTGAAAAGTACACAGGAGACCCGTCTAATATCATTATGCGGTCTTCGTGGGAGACTCAATTCGCAAACTGGTGCGATAAGAATCCTTCCATCGTAAAGTGGAGTTCAGAGGAAACTGTTATCCCGTATCGCTGTCCAACGGATGATCGAATTCACCGTTACTTCGTCGACTTCAAAATAATGACGGCGAATGGTAAAACCTATCTGGTCGAGGTGAAACCACATAAGCAAACAGAACCTCCCGTCTTCCCTGGAAAGCGAACTAAACGCTACCTCACAGAATCCTATACGTACATCAAAAATCAGGCAAAGTGGGCTGCTGCTCGAGAATATTGTAAGGATCGTCGCTGGGAATTCAAGATCGTCACTGAGTATGAACTTGGACTCAAGCAGCCTAAATAACTAATATGGCTAAAAAACCGACATTACAAGACGTTTTCGAACGAAACCAGTACGATCTAGCGACAGCTGTTAAGAGATCTAGAGGTTGGTTCGACTATCAGGTTACTCTGTTAACCAAGCAGCAACTCACCCCGCAAAAGGTGCTTGCTGGAAACCCAGACCAACTAACAACTACGTTGATGCCTGGATACCTGTATATGTACGGCTACGATCCTAAGTTGAAGAAAGAACTTCCGTACTACGACCGTTTCCCTCTCGTCTTTCCGTTCCGTAAGACCTCAGATGGTTTCATCGGGCTGAATATGCACTACCTACCATATCAGCTACGTATCATGCTTCTAGACCGACTTATGGTTTTCAAAACAAACAATAGAATGGACGAAACAACTCGCCTAAAGTACTCTTGGGCGACTATTGATGGTATCGCTAAATTCCAAGCAGCTGCGCCTTGCGTGAAACAGTATCTAAACTCTCACGTGAAAACACAGTTCAGAAAGGTTGATTCTGACGACTGGGCTACAGCAATGCTTCTTCCAGTTGAACGTTTCGTGGGTGCATCCAAACAAGAAGTCTGGCAAGATTCCAGAAACAAAATGAGAAGAGCATAAAATGGATATCACAAACCTACCATTCGTTGGCGGTAACTTGGATAAGAAGGCTGCAAACCAGCCTGTTAGAAAGAACCCAATCAAAGACTTCGTCTCTCAGGTAAAGACTGGTGGACTGGCTCGTTCTAACCGTTATGCGGTTATTATGACTATGCCGTTCGTCTTCAACAACGACGTCACCAAGAAGGCTCTGATGTTCTGTGATCAGGTCCAACTTCCTGGAACAAACTTCTCTACTGCTCAGAATAGATCATTCGGTGAATTCAGAGAGACTCCGTACGAAAAGTTGTACGAGCATATCAACCTATCTTTCTATGTAGATAGAGAGATGCTAATTAAAGATATGTTCGATCAGTGGCAAAATTCTATCTACGATCCGCAGACTAGAGTTTTCAACTACTATAATAATTATGTTACTGATATGACTATTGAGGTGCAGGACAACAAAGATGCACCACATTACTACGTTACTCTACACGAATGCTATCCGAAAAGTGTAGGCGCTGTGCAACTAGATTATGCTTCTAAAGATGTTATGAAGTTATCTGTTTCTATAGCATACAAGTGGTTTGAGGCAAAAGCTGAAGTCCCTGATATGGGTGAATTCAGTAGTGTTCGTAAGAACCCTGTCGCAGACAAGTTAATGAATTTCGCAATCGGTTCAGCAGGAAGCTGGGCTGTGACTAAGATTCCTTCTTTGACATCTAAACTACCAAAGATTAGATTTTAAGGAATAAAAATGGCTGCAGAAGAATACGAAAAAATGAGCGCAAGTGAGAAGAAAAAAGAAGATTGGATGAACTCCAAGTGGCGTCCGATGATGGGCTGGGTCTATATGGGCACCTGCTTCGTCGACTTCGTTCTATTCCCAATTCTTTGGAGTTTACTACAAGCTGTTCTTAAGCAGCCTGTCACCCAGTGGCAACCTCTAACCCTACAAGGTGCTGGTCTTTACCACATCGCTATGGGTGCTGTTCTAGGTATCGCTGCTATGGGTAGAACTCAAGAGAAACTAGCTGGCGCAAACAACGGTGGTGCAGCTACTGCTACTCCAACTCCTTCGCCAATGGGTATGCCACCAGCTATTAAGCCACCAACTCCAGTAGTGGCTCCAGCACCAATTCCTAAACCAGTTACTGCAAGTCCTCTAGCTGATGATCTTCATCCAGATGACCCACCAGTACGAAACACAAGAAACGACTAATAATGAAAGTTGATGATTCTTTATCAAAGGTTTTCGATGTGGAGACTATTCCACAGCAAGCCACTGAAGTGATTACACAGGACGGGGAGATTATCACTCCACCGTCCCAAAAGATTGAAAGCGACTACGACGTTGCTCGAAACAACTTGCGTGAACTCCTAACTACAGGACAGGCTGCACTAATGCATGCTCTAGAAGTAGCTAAGCAGTCTGAACACCCAAGAGCATTTGAAGTCGTAGGAAACTTGGTGAAACAACTCGCTGATGTGAACCAACAATTGATGGACATCCACCAGCAAAAACAGAAGTTAGATGGAACTACAGGTAAGGCTGCAGACAAGCAGGTTACCAATAATAATGCGATCTTCGTTGGAAGTACTGAAGATTTGAGTAAAATGATTTCGAAAATGAACAAAGGATAAATTATGTCTTTACCTATGATGGCTACGCCAACCTATAAGTTGACTGTACCTTCCACTAAAAAAGAAGTTAAATATCGTCCATTCCTTGTTAAGGAAGAGAAGGCTCTGTTGATCGCTCAACAGTCAGAAGACATCAACGTAATGGTTGAAAGTCTAAAGCAGGTTATTCGCGGTTGTGTCTTAGATAAGATTGAAGTTGATAAACTAGCACCGTTCGATATCGAGTACATCTTTACTCAGATTCGTGCAAAATCAGTTGGTGAAATCGTTGAACTTCTATTCCCATGCGATGAAGACCATGGAGAAGATCAAGACAAAGCCAAGCTAAAAATTTCTATCGACCTGACCAATCTTCAGGTTGAATTCCCACCAGACCACACAGCTAAAATCCCTCTGTTCGGAGAGTGTGGGGTGGTCATGCGTTACCCTTCTTTCGACGTAATGTCCAAGATGGAAAAGTTAGATACGTCTAACGTAGAAGGAATTTTTGACATCATCGCTGAATGTATTGACTACATCTACGATGGTGACCAGTTATACTATGCTGAGGAACAAAGCAAGGAAGAACTCCTTGAGTTTCTGAACAACTTAACCAATGAACAATTTTCTAACCTACAAAAGTTCTTCATGTCGATGCCTAAAATCTCGAAAGTGATCGAGTATAATTGCCCACTATGCGGCAAGCATCACAAGGTGACTTTGGAGGGAATGCAAAGTTTTTTTTGATAAATCTGTGTCACGAGAGTTTGGCGAACTACTATAAAATGAATTTCGCTTTGATGCAGTATCACAAATACTCTCTTACGGAATTAGAAGAAATGATTCCGTTCGAACGAGAAGTGTATGTACATATGTTGATTCAGTACTTGGAAGAAGAAAAACAACGATTAGAATCTAAGAAGAGAATGTAAGATGCCAAAAAGAACCAGTAATAGCTCAGTTAATTCTAGCATTCGTCAACAGACTAAGTCTAACGACGAAGGGTTGAGTTCACTCCTAGAAGCGCAACAAGCGTCACTGGGGCAGTTGACTTCTATTCGTCAGCTTCTAGAGTTATCCAAAGAAAACCAGAAAAACCAAGCAGAGGCTGCTAAAGGCTCTGCTGTTGAGACTCAGCTTATCCTAGATGAGTTGAGAGATATGGGTAAGACTGGTAAACGTCACATGAAGGATGACGAAGAACGTTTCAAGATCGACCAAGCTGGCTGGGACGCTGAAGCTAAGAAACTAGCTGAACTGGCTAAGACAATGAACACAACTGGAAATATGTTCCAGGAGATGGGTAAGTCTTTCAAAGAAAAAGTTCAGAACGTTAAAGAGAAGACCAGCATTAAAGATGGTGGTCTAAAGCGCACTGTTCTTGGTGCATTGAACGTTGGTGGTGTCTTCAATAAGGCTATCGCTAAGTCTGAGTGGACTTCTCAACAGAAGGCTATGGGGTTCAACCCATCTAAGGCTGATGCTGAAGGTGCATACAACGCCAGCAAAGATATGAAGTCTCACGAGGCTGAAATCGCTAAGTGGCAGAAGAAGACTGGTATCACTGACGAAGAAGGTATGCGTCGTACACCAGCTGGAGCTAAACTACTAGACAAACGTATTGCTCTTGGTGAACAAATGACCAAGTTTGATATGGGCGCGCAACGTTTCGACCCAACAGTTAAGGGTATGGTTAATCCTGATGCTGTTAAGAAAACTCCAACTGAAACTGCAGCTGAGAATACTCAGAATGAAGAAATGCAGATGGAAGGTGCTAAGACTCAAGAACACATGTCTGAGTTACTGGCTAAGATCGAAGAAAACACCCGCAAAGATGGCGCAGGTAGTGCAAAACCAGAGAAGGTTAAAGAAAAGGGATTTGGTGAAGGTCTAATGGACATGATCACTGGATTCTTGGGCGAAGGGTTTATGAGTGCTATTAAGTCTCTCTTCAGCCCTAAGACTATCCTAAAGTCTCTCGGTAAGGTATTCGCTATCGGTATGATCGTTGGTGCTTTGTTCGAAGGTATTACTGATGGTTTCGATGAGTTTATGAAGACTGGTGATATTGGTAAGGCTCTTGTTGCTGGTCTTGCAGGTATCGTAGACTTCTTAACATTCGGTCTATTTGACAAAGAAAAGATCAAAGAAGTAATTGGTGATATGGCTGGGTGGATCAATGATCATATCGTTAAACCATACGTAGACTTTATCACTGGAATCAAAGATAGTTTCTTAGCACTAATTTCTAATATTGGTATCCCAGAAATCAAATTCAAGATTCCTGTTATTGGTAAAGAAGTTGCTATTGGTCCATTCTATCCATTCAAGAGCGAAGGTGGTGGTTCTAAAACACCAGAAGCACCTGCTCCAACTTCTGCCAATGCAGTTGATCAGAAATCTGCTGATAATGCTGCAGCTGCGATTCCAGATGCTACTGGTGGTAATAAAACTAACGTTGTTAATGCACCAGTCACTAACAACACTACACAGAATCAGATTATTCGAGCACCGATTCGAAATCAGGATTCTTCTGTCAATACGTATACGCGAACACGATACGCATAATAAGAAAGGGGACTTTTCAGTCCCCTTAATTTTTAGTCTTCCTTAGCGATCTTTTGGAAGTAAGACAACACGTCGTCATCGTCGTCGTTGCTTACTGTTTTACCAACAGGAGCAGGTTTAGACTTTGGTTCTGGTGCTGCAGCAGATACTGGCTCATCTTCATCTGCCATTTGAGCAGCAGAGCGAGCAGCAAAAGCGTCACCAGAAAGGACGTCATTCAGCTTGCGCTTCAATTCGTCGTATGTCTTGAAGTTCTTGCGATCCAAGAATTCAGACAGCTTGTGCTGGGCGTTTGCAATGCTCAACAGGCGATCATCGTCTTCAGTGATAGCTGCAGGTTCCATGAACGCAGATTCGTCATAGTTCGCATAGCCATCCTTCTTACGCATACGCAGTTTGAAGTTTGCACCTTCCCAGAAGTCAAACACGTTGACTGGCTTTTCATCCTCGAAAGTAGGACGAGCCTTATCCATAATCTTGTCAAAGATCTTCTTACCGAACTTGAACAAGAATACCTTACCCTCATTCTCTGGGTGCTTAGGATCAGAAACAACCAAGATGTTGCAGACGAACGCCAGCTTACGCTTTTGTTTACGTGCAATTTCTTTGTTGGCTTCAGAACCAGAGTTCCACAGCTGAGTATTCAGTTCACCGACAGGGTCATTCTCACCAAGAGTGGTCAGAGAGTTTTCGATGTACCATTTACCAGTTGGACCTTGGAATCCGTGAGAGAAGATACGTACCCATGGTAGTTCGTCTTCAGGATGCTTAGGGAGAAAGCGAATCGTTGCAGTGCCGTTGCCAGCCTTGTCACCTTCAAGACGCCACATACGGTCGTCATTGTATGACTTAGATTCGGTTTGAGGATTTGCGATCTTTTCGAATGCATTAGAAATTGCACCGAAGTCAGAGTTGCGCATTTTACGTAGTGTTTGAATATCCATTTTATTTTCCTTATTGCGTAGTATTGTTACGTTGTATTGAGATGTTTGTATCATCTAGTTCAATCTCATCATCGAACGAATCGTCGTTCAAATCAAAGTCATCATAATCTTCTTCAACATAACTATTTAGCGTTCTCATTCCGCCACTTTTTCGATTATTCGAATGGTTTGCGTGTTTCCCCGAACGACCAGAGGGAGTGTCATCGTCGTAACGACGAGAATTCTTTTGGTAAGTCTTACCCATGATACTTAAATTGTGAGTTCTTCTGTAAAGTGCTTGAAGATTTTACTAATCTTGATTCTATCGTATTTAACGAATCCTGTCAACTTTTTAATTCGCAACATCTCGTCAGCCCAAACGTAATGGATGGTTGGGTTAGTAGCCCATTTATCCAAGAATGGAGAGATGTCGTCAATTATTCGTAATGTCTCAATCTTAACCTTACCACCCATATAAAGTTGGAGTAAGGCAGGATGTTTATCATTCTCGAATTCGAAAACAGAACCCTTATTGGTTTCGATGTAATTTAATATAGTTGCAAGATCGTCAATAAAGATTTGAGTGATACTCTGCTTGCGTTTGTTCCAAGTCAGAAAATTTTCCTCAGCTTCTCTACCTTCATAAATTGCAGTATCACCATTGTATGCAAAGTTGGCTACAAAGAACTGGATGATTTCTCTATCCGAGTCATACTTGGTTGCTAACTTTTCAAAAATGTATCTGTCATTCCTAGAGTTAAATGTATCACGTGTACCTTTAACATTTCCTCGGTTTTCGAAGACGTTAAATTTTTCAGTGGTAAAATGTAACTTTATTGCTAGGTAATAACGGTATGCTTTATACCCGTCCACTTCGCTGTTTCCTACAAAGTTCTTTGGCTTCTATTGGAAAATCTGGAGAAATCTCTGCAAGAGAACAATTATAGTAAGTGCCTTTACCATCACCCTTAAATGTAATTGCTACAATAAGGTAAAGATAAAAACAGGCACATGCTATCATTGCCAATGTCTGCAGATAAGGAGAAATCTTAGACATCCAATTTAGCCTGTTTTGGGAGATAATTTAGTTCACGGAAATCCATCTCAATTTTGTCTTTGAGGGATTTATTGATGAGAGATGAGACATCAGCTGGCTCGAGAAAGTTTTCTTTGCAATAATCAAGAACAGCGTCCATATAATTCAGACGTTTCTCTTTTACAATTTTCTCAATGTGGAGGGAGAATTCGTTGGCGGTCTTAAACACGGGATTCCTTAGCGATCCAATAATCAGTATTGCGAATTTCCTGATTGATAGCGTAATATTCTTTTACCTTAGCGCGATAGAGTTTCCAGATAGGGGTATTGGGTTTTTCTGGATCTAGTTTCTTATCAAATTTATCCAAAAACATATTGAAGAATTTATCCATCTTCATACGTTCAACAATAAGACTATTACGTTTTTCAATCAGGGTCATTATAAAATTATACCTTATTAATAGTTACAAGACAATTACTTACTACGAATATGAGCAATAACGCTCTTAGCCTCTGAATAATTGGAATAATTCAAGGCTTCTTCGATAATCATTTCTTTTAGATCGTCCAAAACTGCGTACTCTCGCAATTTCTTCTCGCGTTGCATTTTATAAATGTTAGCGAGGTCTTGTGGAGATGTTTGGTAGAATTCTTGGTCAACAGAACCGTCAGTGTAAACGTGTTCCCAAGTTCCGTCCTTACGTAAACGGATTTTCAATAGTTGCTTTTTATCATCATTCATAATTCACCTACGCATTCTGGCAATATCAAT